GCGGATCAGTTTATAAATTAATTCAGCTTTTAGATTTGTTTCGTCGTATCCATCCCGTGGATAGGTTAAGTATTTATACATGTTCTCCCTTTCTACAAACCATAAAGAGATTTTCTCTTAACGGTTGCTTTTGGTTGTGTTTGTTTTGAGTAAATCGCATAACGCAGGGCATCCAATACGTCGTCGTTTTCCTTGATTGGCTCGCCTGTTTTTTCATTCCAGATATACTGGTAAACCTCGTCTTTAAAACGGCTTACTTTATCTGATACAACAAAAAAGCGCCCAGCTTTCATGAACTTGGCGACTTCTTCAATTCCTGACAAGACCGCTTTATTTGCGTTGAACGTCTTGATTTGCTCCCTTTGAAACCTGGCTACGTGTTCAGGTCGTGCGCTATCCGCCCAAAACGTGATGTTTCCATAACGTCTTTTTATGTCTTTAGCAACGTCTACCCAGAAATCAATCTCTTCATGTTGGTGTGCATGTTCCTCAACTAAGTAGATAGAGCCGTCTGCTGACTCTCCGATAACCACGATGGAGCCGTAGTGTTCATACCCCCAGTCGACACCAGCATAGAACCTGGCTAAATCATCTGGAGCGTTATCAATATACATATCCTCTTTAAAGTCACGATACACGGCACCCTCACCAGTTACCCAGCGCCCGTAGATACCACGCTCGGTAAACATACCAGACGGTGTTGTGGCTATTAGGTTATCAACGTACCGCTGGTTCAAGAATGTGTTATCAAAGATTGTAAAGTGGTTAGCAAGGATTTTCTCACCGTCCGCTTTGTCGATGTAATCAACCTTAAGCCAATGTTTAGGGTGGTCTGGGTTGGTGTCGCAGATAACTCTAGCACCAAGACCAGAGCAACGCTTTAGGATTTCGTCGAATACCGCCTTATTTGCCAGCGTAGCCTCGTTCACATACGCTCCGAATGCTGTCATACCACGGATAGCTTTTAGACCCGCTATGGATCCTGTGAACGTCGTGACGACATATACACCAAAGAGCGTGAAATTCCCGTGCCTGTCAAACTTGAAATCGTAATTGTACGAGTCAGAGATTTCTCTCAGTATATTTGTTTGAAGCGTCCCTGAGGAAACTGCACCGAGGATATACATCGGGTTCTTAACTCCGACTTTCTCAGCGTTTCGCTTTGCTCGTTTTAATTCCATCAAAAAAAGGTCATTGTCTAACTTGGTTTTACCAGCACGAACCGCACCGTGATTAATCATCATGTACCAATCAGTAGCAACTGCCCTTTTTAAAATTTTTACTTGTTTGTCTGTATATAGTCGATTAAGTGCCATCGTTTAAAGCATCCTCCAACTTGTCGAAATACTCAGCCATGACATCTTCTGAGTTTGCGCTACCTTCGAGCGTGACCCTGCGTTTTTGGTTTTCCAATTTCAAGGCTTCAATACGCTCTTTTTGCTCACGCTTATCAAGGCTATCTTTTGTATCAATAGCGGTAAGCCTACTGATTTGCTCAAACGCTCGGACATTGCCTTTCATAGCCTTTTGCATCATAACCATAGCCAGAGCCATTTCATTAGTTGAATCAAAGCCTAGCTCTTCAAGTTGTTTCTTCACGTTTGGACTTGCAACCTCGGCTTGTAGTATTGTTTCAAACGCCTTTCTCAGATTGGCTTTTTTTCTTCGAGCAACCCCTGAAGCAATTCCACCCTTCCTTGTTATTTCTCGTAGTTCTTCGGGAGTTCTCTCGGAGTTTGGTATTAAATTATCTGCACCAGCCATCGCCTCACTTCCTTACTTTTTTAAAAATTTCAGCTCACTTTCTCAGCAGTAAGCCCTGTTTCTTCTTCCCAGCGCCTAATCGTTCGTGCAACGTAGAGTGGGTCAAGTTCCATACCGTAGTAGATACGTTCTGACTTCTCGCATACCATAAGAGTAGAACCGCCACCGTTAAAGCTATCTAGAACTCTGTCGCCTTTTTTACTGGAGTTTAAAACACACCTAGCAATCAACTTCAGAGGTTTCATAGTTGGGTGGATGTCATTTCTAACTGGCTTATCTTCATAAAAGATAGTAGTCGGAGTTGTTTCTTGCATGGTCTTAATGTAAGAGATTAGCTCGCTTTTTGTCATTTCTTTTAGGTTTTCTTCGTCCTCTTCAATGACCGTGGCTAGTGAACGATTATCGACAAAATAGTGACTCGCTCCATCTTTCCACCCATACAAGCAAGGCTCATGCTTCCATTGATAGTCTTGACGACCTAACACAATAGCATTTTTTACCCAGATGATTGATTGTTTTAGCAACCACCCTGTCTCTTTGACTGCAGCTCTAAAGTTCAAACCTTCCGAATCTGCGTGCCAGATATAAAATGCCCCCCCTGGTTTCAAGTGGTTGTTTGCGACTACAAAAGCATCACGTAGGAATTGCCTGAAGCTAACGTCGTCCATGCTATCGTTCATGATCGTCATAGCTTCCTCGGTTCCACCCTGGTAGGCTACGTTGTATGGTGGGTCGGTCACATAGAGGTCAATCGTTTCTCCGTCAATTAGTCGAGCCATGTCCTCTGCCGATGTGCTATCGCCACACATTAACCGATGTCGCCCTAATTGGAAGATGTCCCCACGTTCAATGCCTGTCCCTTCCTCTTGCGAGAATTCCTTGGCATCTTCTGGATCCTCAGACTCCTCGAAGTCGTCCAAGGAATAATCGACATCATCAAATCCAAACATGGTCATGTCTAAACCTTCGACACTTTCAAGTTCTGCGTAGAGTAGCTCTGTGTCCCACTCAGCAATCTCGCCTACTTTATTATCAGCAAGCCTGAACGCTTTTATTTGTTCTTCTGAAAGGTCGTCAGCAATTAAGACTGGCACGGTTTCGAGTTTCAAAAAGCGTGCAGCTTTATATCGTGTATGCCCGTTTATAATTTCTCCGTCTTTGGTTGCTACGATTGGAACTTTAAAACCAAACTCTCTGATTGAGTTAGCAACTGGCTCTACTGCCTTGTCGTTATTCCTTGGATTGTTTTTATATGGCTGTAGCCATTCTAAAGGTTTATCAATTATTTTCAATTCGTTGTCCTGGAACCAAAAAACACACACCTATGAGGTCTGCGTTTTTTCGGGTTATATGGTCTCTCGATTTTACTTTTTGTAATATCGAGGTGGCTACTGACCTCGAATAGAATCGATATTATATTTACCTTTCTTATTTATTTTTGTGTAGCCTTTAAGGCGGTGCTCGGAGTCGAACCGAAGAAAAGTTTTTGTTTGAGTTTGGAGATAAAACAATATACCCGTCACCGCCATGCGAGGGCGAAGCCCTCAGATTTTCATAAAGGAGTATCATCTGCCGCAGCATTTGATACTACCATTTTATCAGTTTTAAAACTTCATGCCTGTACAATCACTATCATTTACTATCAATTCATTAAGAATACTATCAAGCTCTTTTATTGCTTGTTTTTTTAATCTGTAGTAAGTAGGCGAACTGATACCACCAAGGCTGTCGCAGATATCATCTACGTACATTTTGTTGATATAGGTCATTCGCAGAATAGTTCTGTGCCTTGGATTACTTAGCTTGTTGATCATGCGACCAAGCTCCATTTTTCGATTGATTATGGCATTTGTGTCCTGCTCGATTGCATCCTTCATAGTTATCAATTGAGCATACACGTCGTCAATCTTCCTGGGTTGCCCCCCTTTAACCTTAACCTCTGACCATTTAGGACTTGAGAGCAGACCAGCCTCAAGCTCGTTGATTTCGTCTATTCGACTTTGAATGTCTAGGTCAAGGTTTTGTAATTCGCTTAAAAGCTCTCTAGCCTTCACTCTCTATCTCCTTTATGATATAATATTAGTATTGAAAGCGTTGTCGGGGTAGAGTGAATGCCTCGGCTTTTTTATTTTTCTCCAATCAAAACATCTAGAGGAATCTTAAAAAATGTAGCCACATCTTCAATAGCGTAGTAATTAGGTTTTTTAATATTATTCTCCCAGTTTCTGATTTCTGATTGAGAATATCCCAACTTCTTTGATAATTGACTACGTGAGAGATTATTATCCAGTCGCTTTTGCTTCAGCATAAATGCGAATCGTTCGCATTGTCGCTCACTCAGTCTTTCATAGTCTATTTTTATGAGTTGCTTCCCGTTTGGATTTTTCTCTTTATACGAGGGAGATGCGTACGAA